CCGCAAGATACATGGCTTTAGCAATAACCGAACTACCAAGAGAAAAAGTTGCAGCGCAGAAAACTGCTGTCAATGATTACTTAATACACGGAGAAATATAATATGGGATTTTTAATGCCAAAAGTAGCGATGCCAGCTTTACCGCCAGCACCAGCACCTATGCCTGACCCACCTTCTTACGAAGATGCGGATAGAAAAGCAGCCATAGCAGAAAAGGAAAGAAAAATAAGAGCTGCGAGAACAGGAAGAGCATCTACTATTTTAACATCAGCTTCTGGATTAGAAGATGATGAAACATCAACAAAGAAAACTTTATTAGGAGGATAGTATGGGAGGAGTAGCAAGAGTATTTAGACCACCAGCACCACCGAAACCAGCACCCGCACCAGTTTATACACCAGCTCCAACTAAAGCTGAAGTATCACAAGTATCATCAACGGATGCAAGTGGAATGCTAAAAGGTAAAGGTAGATCATCAACAATTTTAACTGGCGCAAAAGGTTTAGGCGACAACGCATTAACAACAACTAAGAAATCATTACTCGGAGGATAGATGGCAGTAGAACCAAAAGCAAAAATGGTTATTGAGAGATATAAAACTCTCAAAGCACAAAGGGTTACTTGGGAAGATCATTGGCAAGATATTGCTGATTATTTCTTACCAAGAAAAGCAAACATAACTATTAAACATACAAAAGGCGATAAAAGGCACGACCAAGTTTATGATGGTACAGCCACACACGCATTAGAATTATTATCAGCTAGTTTAAATGGTATGCTAACTAATACTGTTTCCCCATGGTTTATATTAAAATTTAGAAATGAAATTATAAGTCAAGATGACGAAGCTAACGAATGGTTAGAAAGCTGTGCAAAAGTTATGCAGCAAGTCTTTGCTAGATCAAACTTCCAACAAGAAATATTTGAATTATACCACGAACTATTAGCGTTTGGTACGTCTGCAATGTTTATTACAGATGACCCTAAAGATGATTTAAGATTTAAAACAATTCACATTTCAGAAATATTTATTACTGAAAATGAAAAAGGATTAGTGGATAGCTTAACTAGAAGATTTCATATTAAAAATAAAAACATTCCATTAATGTACCCAGATGCAGAATTACCAAGATCTATAATAACAGATATTGAAAAAGCACCTTATGATGATGCTGTTATATTACATTCAGTTTATCCTAATGAAGTTAAGATGGGATATGACAATAGTAAAAATATGGATTGGGTATCTTGCCATGTTCACGAAAAAACAAGTACATTGTTAAGAGAAAGTGGATTTAAAGAATTTCCTTATGTCGTTCCAAGATATTTAAAATCTTCTTCAAACGAAGTGTATGGCAGATCGCCAGCGATGAATGCTTTACCTGATACTAAGATGTTAAACACAATGTCTAAAGTTTCAATCAAAGCAGCTCAAAAACAAATTGACCCACCTTTAATGGTTCCTGATGATGGTTTTATTTTACCAATTAGAACTGTTCCTGGTGGATTAAATTTCTATAGATCTGGAACTAGAGAAAGAATTGAACCATTAAATATTGGAAGCAACCAACCTTTAGGTTTGCAAATGGAAGAACAAAGAAGAAAAGCAATTAGAGAAAATTTCTTTGTCGACCAATTAATGACAGTACAGGGTCAAAACATGACGGCAACTGAAGTTATGCAAAGAACTGAAGAGAAGATGAGATTGTTGGGTCCAGTATTAGGAAGATTACAAAGTGAATTACTACAACCATTAATTACTAGAGCTTTTAATTTATTACTTAAAAATAATAAATTACCTCAAATGCCAGAAATGTTAGGAGAACAAGATGTTGAAATAGAATATGTTTCTCCTTTAGCCAAAGCTCAAAAAACACAAGAGCTTTCATCTATCATGAGAGGAATGGAAATATTTGGTTCAATGCAAAACATTGCACCAGTATTTGATTACATAGACATAGATGGTTTAGTTAGTCATGTTCAAGATGTTTTAGGATTACCAGCTAAAATTATGAGATCAAAAGCAGAAGTACAACAACTTAAACAACAAAAACAACAAGCCGAAATGGAGCAAATGCAATTACAACAAGCACAGCAAGTCGCTGAAGCAGCTGGTAAAGTAGCACCCGCTCTAAAGGTGGCTAATGAATAAAGATGATTTAAAGCAATTAACTATTGCTTACAAACAAGTTTTTGAATCTGACCATGGTAAAAAAGTTATGGAAGATTTAGAAAAGAGATGCAGCTATCATAGCACTACTCACATTAAAGGAGATAGTCATGAAAGCGCATTTTTAGAAGGAACAAGATCAGTAGTCTTGTTTATTAAAAATATGCTTAACAAAAAAGGAGAATAAAAATGTCAAGCGAAAATCAAGAGGTAGCAGCACCGGTTGAACAACCATCGGTACTGTCTGGAGACCCTAAAACAGAAACTCCACAAGCAACGACAGATTGGAAAGCTAGTCTTTCTGAAGAAGTAAGATCTGATAAATCTTTAGAGAATATTAAAGATATAGAAGGTTTAGCAAAATCTTATGTCCACGCACAAAAAATGGTTGGATCGGATAAAATTCCAGTTCCAAACAAATATGCAACAGATAAGGATTGGGATGCAGTTTATGAAAAACTAGGTAGACCAAAATCTGCTGATGGATATAAATATGACTTACCACAAGACAAACAAGTGGATGAAGCATCATTAAAAGAATTTTCAAGCCAAGCGCATAAGTTGGGATTATTACCAACGCAAGCTAATGGTGTTGTTAAATTTTATAATGAAATGACAGCTAAGTCTATACAGGATGCTGACAGTAAAGCTCTTGCTGCTAGAGAAACTAGCACTAAAGAACTTAAACAAGAATGGGGTCAAGCATTCGATCAAAAAATTAACCAAGCAGCAACACTAGCAAAATCAGTTGGTGCTACTGAGCTTTTTGATACTAATTTAGCAGATGGAACTAAACTGGGAGATCATCCGGTTATGATTAAAGCATTTGCAGAATTAGCGGGTAAGATGGGAGAAGATACTATAACACAAGCATCTGGACCAGCTTATTTGACACCAAACCAAATTGAAAAGCAAATTGGAGAACTAACGCAACCTGGTTCGGCTTATTGGGATAAAAACCACATGAACCATCAAGCAGCAGTTCAAGAAGTTTTGGCTTTACGAGAAAAGAAAAATCAAGTATAGCTGAAAATAATTAGGATAATCGAAAGACCCTAGTTGACACTATGAAAGTATAGGTTCCAGGAGAACTAAAATCGAGGAGCGACCCGCAAGGATAATCATCCGATTTAACATAAACACAAACAACAAAGGAGAACTTATTATGAGTTCACAAATAACTACTTCTTTCGTTGAGCAGTATAGTTCAAATGTATCTATGCTTTCTCAACAAATGGGAAGTAAATTAAGATCTTCTGTTGATGTGGAAAAAGTTACTGGGAAAAACGCTTTCTTCGATCAAGTCGGAGTTACAGCTGCTCAATTAAGAACGAGCAGACATGGCGATACACCTCAGATAGACACTCCTCATAGCAGAAGAAGATTGAGCTTAGCTGACTACGAATGGGCTGACTTAGTTGACGATGTCGACAAAGTTAGAATGCTTGTAGACCCAACTAGCTCATACGCTAGAGCGGCTGCGGCAGCGATGAACAGAGCAATGGATGATGTTATTATAACAGCGTTCAACGCATCTGCATCAACTGGTGTAGCTGGTGGTACATCTACAGCTTTACCTTCTGGACAAAAAACAGCAACTTCAGACCAATCAGATGGTTTGACTATTGCTAAACTTTTGGCTGCGAAGAAAATCTTAGATGATAACGATGTTGACCCTTCATTGAAGAGATACATTGTTTGCGGACCACAACAGGTATCAGATCTATTAGGAACAACTCAAGTTACAAGTTCGGATTACAACGTAGTTCGTGCTTTAGCAACTGGAGCTATTAATTCCTACTTAGGATTTGAGTTTATAATGTCAACTAGATTGAACAAGGATGCAACTAATACTACTGACAGATTAGTTTTTGCATATACTGAAGATGCTATTAAATTAGGTATCGGTAAGGATATTTCTGCAAAAATTTCTGAAAGAGCTGACAAATCTTATTCAACTCAGGTGTACTATGGTATGTCTTTGGGTGCAGTAAGAATGGAAGAAGAAAAAGTTGTTCAAATTCCTTGTCATGAAGCATAATCAATAGAATAGGAGAAAATCAAAATGGGAACTAAAAACTCAGACTTAGTAGCAAATTTTGAAGCTACGCCACCAGTTCTTACAGATAGCGCTTTATTACACGGAGTTCTTCGTGTTGCACAAGGCACTATAGTTGTAGCAGCGGGTGATAGTGATGATGATGATATTGTTATGCTTGCACCGATACCAAGTAATGCGGTTGTACCTCAAATATGGGTAGGATCAGATACATTTGGCGGTTCATGTACTTTCAATGTTGGAATTTATCAAAGTAATGGAACAGTAGTAGACGAAGATTACTTCGCAACTGCGGTAGCTGATGCTGCTGCAATGGCAGATGTAAGACACGAAGCTGCTGACATTAATACTGCTGGAAAAACAATGTGGGAAATGGCTGGAGCATCGGCTGATCCTGGAGGTTTCTACTACATAGCGGCTACTATGGCTGCTGCGGGTGGAACTGAAGGCGATATGTCGTTCAACATTCACTACGTTTGTAACTAGACAAAAAGAATTTTAGGCGGGGAAAGCGAGAGTGGAACCCGCCTAGGATGCAATGACAAAGAAATTAGATAAACCAAAACTTGTCTTACATTTTAAAAGTGGAAATCATATTTATAGATACGTTTTGGTAGACAGATTTAAAAACGATAATAAGTATCATTATGGTTTTGATACTAAAGAAGAATTAACAGAAGCAGAAATATTTGCTTTAACAAAACCAAGAACATTAAGAAGAAAATATATAATTAAAAAGGATTAACATGGCATCAGTAGTACAAATTTGTAATTCAGCATTAAATCAATTAGGAGCTAGTTCTATTACAGCTCTTACTGAAAATTCTAAAAATGCAAGAATATGCAACGAAAGATATGAAACAGTTAGAGATGCGGTTTATAGATCTCATCCTTGGAACTGTTTAGTTAAAAGAGTTCAATTAGCGCAAGACAGCGATACTCCAGCTTGGGGTTTTACTTATCAATATACTTTACCATCAGATTGCTTGCGTGTTTTACAAATTAAAGATTACAATTCAGATTACAAAATTGAAGGTAGAAAATTATTAATAGGCGAAAGTGAAGTCTATTTAATTTATTTAGCCATAGAAACAGATGTCAACCAATTAGATATTTTGTTAAGAGAAACTATATCAGCTTGTTTAGCACAAGATATAGCTTATGCCATAACATCTAATTTACAAGTTGCAAAACTTATGGCAGAAAAATACCAAGCAAAATTATCTGAAGCAAGACATACAGACGCAAGTGAAGGTTACAATACTGATCCTAGTGTTGGACCAACCGATCAAATAATAACTGAAGATTTTATAACAAGTAGATACTAAATATGCCTAAACAACTTTTAAGCATACCGAGCTTTACGGCTGGGGAGCTTTCATCCTCTATGGAGGGTAGAACAGATTTTGCAAAATATTTTAATGGTGCAAGTAACATTGAAAATTTTGTTGTATTACCACATGGTCCAGTAACGAGACGACCAGGTACTTATTTTGTATCTGAAATTAAAACATCTGCTAATTCAACAAGATTAATTCCATTTTCATTTTCAACTGAACAAACTTACGTTTTAGAATTTGGTAATCAATATATTCGTTTCTTTAAAGACAACGGACAAATTACAGAAGGCAATAAAACTATTACTGCAATAACTTCTGCTAATCCAGCTGTAGTTACATCTAGTTCTCATGGTTATTCCGATGGAGATTTTGTAAATATTTCTGGCGTTGTAGGTATGACAGAAGTAAATGGTAAAACATTTAAAGTAGCTGATAAAACTACTAATACTTTTGAATTACAAGACGTTGATGGTAATGACATTAATTCATCTGGCTACACATCTTATTCTTCAGGTGGAATTGCTAATAAAATTTATCAAATCACAACTGAATATACGACAGCACAATTATTTGATCTTAAATTTGCACAATCAGCAGACGTTATGTATATCTGCCACAGCTCCCATGAAGTAATGAAACTTTCAAGAACGGGTCATACCTCTTGGACACTTTCAGAAGTAGACTTTGCTGAAACTGGACCCTACATGGATGCCAACACTACAACAACTACTTTAACACCAGCATCATCCGGTACTGGAACAAGTGTTAATATAACAGCTAGTGCGATTGTTGGAATTAATGGTGGAGCTGGTTGGGCAACAACAGATGTTGGAAGAATTTTAAAATTTAATAGTGGCGAAGCAGTAATTACAGGAAGAACTAATACCACAGTTGTAGTCTGCACAATTACAAAAGCATTTGCCAATACCGATGCTACTGCATCATGGCAACTTGGTTCCTTTTCAGATACCACGGGTCATCCATCTTCCGTTTCTTTCTTTGAACAGCGATTAGTATTTGCAGCAACAAACGATCAACCACAAACTATGTTTTTCTCAAAATCTGGGGATTATGAGAATATGACATCTGGAACAAACGCTGCTGATGCTATGGTTTATACTATTGCATCAAACCAAGTGAATGCGATTAAATCTTTAAAAGCAACAAGAACTTTAATTTGTATGACAACGGGTGGCGAATATGCTGTTAGCTCCGGTTCTTCACAAGATGCTATTACTCCAACAAATATAAATATTAGAAAACAATCAAACTATGGTTCAGCGGGAGTGGATGCTTTATCTATTGGTAACGC